GTCATCGGGTTTAAATCTCTCCTCCTCTTTCTTTCTAATTTTCATTATGTCAAGAGTTGAAGATTCCGCCGCGCGCACTGCGACAAGTGCTGGAGGGGCCCCTCCCTTAATGGGGTTTCCTTTCACATGGATGCAATCCACTGGTTGCATCGGTCGGGGCACTACTCGCAAGAGTAGTGCCCCCACCACAGCAGCGGCTCCGGCTGCTGCTGTCATTCCCCCGGCGCCACTTGTTGGTTCCGGATGGCGCAACTATTTTGCTAGCTGTGCGTCCCGCCGTGATCGACCTAACCCGATCATCGTGGATGAGAACTCGGAGCAGTGTGACCCGTCGCCCGCAGAACCTCTGCCGGTCTCGCTCACTCTCCCCGTTCGCCCCGAAGGTGTTCGTCGTGCTGTTTCACCGACGACCACTGCCGGGTCAGGGGATAGTATGGAAGCTTCCTTCCACACACCCCTTATTGGTGGGCCTCCGAGCGTCTCTGACTCTCGGAATATCCCACGGGGCCGCAAGCACGCCATTAGCGCAGCACAGCGGGCTGATTGTGAGCTTTTCGCCTTGAAGGCTTTGAGCTTGCTCCGGCTACCTGTCTACGACATTGGTGGTGCTATCGGGGGATTGGCCAGGCATTTTGGCCGTGAGAAGTCTAGATTAGTCCAGCCTCACGTCTCTTGTCCTGACATTCTGCCCGATGACGGTCAGAGGAATGGGCGTCCCAACTTCGCCCGCTTTTGCAGATTGTATGCTGCCAATGGCGGGCCGAAGGGAGCGGGTGTTTGTAAACACCCCCTCAGGGACTGCACCTGTAACATCCTCTGCGCGCCGGGAAACCGAGCCTTTCTTTCCGTCCACTCAGCCTATTACTTCACGCTGAGAGACTGGGCGGTCTTCCGTGTCGGTGATGTCCTATATGTTATAGCACATCGCTTCACCGGGAGTTGCGGACTCATTAATAATGAGTTCTCTTGGGAAAACATCGGTGATAACCGCGTGAGAATGTCGCCCATAACCGGCTATGAAGGGAGTGTGTATGAACACGATCGATGTTCGTTCTTAACGGAGAACGGTCGGATCAACATCACTCCCCAGGCCGTAGCTGAGATCGTGGTCGTGCATCGTGATGGGGATACTACAGTTTCCCGTATTACTTTCATGCCTCCCGTTCTCAGCGACCAAATGGAGTCGACGTCCGTCCCAGACCAACCAGTTCGCCCACTAACGTGGGAAATCTCACCGACTGCGATCGCTTCGATCATCCACGGCGGCACCGATGAAGGTGATTTAGAGATCAGCAATGCTTCAGCTGGCCTCCATAACACCATCACCAGTGTGTTCGAACGTGGCGGAGCTATTCCAGTCGATTCGGGCTGTGGAGCCGGAGAGGGGGAGCGCCAGACTGATGCCATGATCTTTGATCTTTTAGGCACTTTTGGCGCTTTCACCTCCTTCTCCTACAACACAGCCGATTCAGCCCTCAAAGTAGTCAATTATGTAGTCCGCAAGGCTGCCGGTGTTTTTCTCGCCAACTGCGAGCCCATCGTGCCGTGCGGACCGATTAATGATGAAGTTGAGGAAAAACTGAAGAGATTCCTACTAGGTGTCGACGCCCTGCCGAAAACTAGGGCGGCGGTTTTGCTTAAGGTCACTGAAATCGCCAGGAGCGTTTCCCGCTCCTCGCCAGGAATTGACCCGACCCTAATCGCCGCTCGCGCATTCGTCTTGTACCAGGAAGAAATCGCTCGTTTAGGAGGTAGCTATGATCGCATAGCTGATGCCGCACTCCGTGCTGAGTACAACTTGTACCGCATGGATGGAGGCGTCTACTCCTTCAAGATGTGGATCTTTCGAACACGGATGCTAGGCTGGGTGAAAGCTGGCGCTTACGTGGGCGTGGCAGCCGTAGCTATCAAGTTCGGCTTGCCCTTGAGCCAAGTCATGCGCATTAAGGAAGCAGGTACTCTGCTCTTTCTTGCCTTGTCTAGTGCTGCGTTCACAGCTAATGGTCTGATCCGGGATTCTGCCGTCTGCCAAAGCCTAGGCAAGGGAGCGACGCAATGTTTCAGTCGCGTTCACCCTGCCTAGGTCGTCGGGAGCGAGCGGGAAGGTCTTCTAGATTCCGATTCACTCGCGGACCTAGATTACGGATACCATAGGCTGATCAACAATACCACCACTACTGTCTGTTTCTTGCCAGATGAAGGCCTTGAGGGCCTCGCTACTGACTTGGACAGCAAACACAGCATCACTCTGTTCCCGGGGAACTATTGTTCCAAACCGGCCCAGACTGGTGCCGTGTGTCTTGGTGTCGTGTTCGGTTCGGCCTGGGTAGCACGTACCTGCACATGCAATGGCGTTATGGCCCTAGCCAAACGCCATGGTGTGACCCAACCAGCGATTGAGATTGAGTTAGAGCATTCTGAGCATTTTGCTGATGCCCTTTACACATCTTATTGTGCACTCGATCTCGATTACTATGAGCAGTGGCTCTCTAAATGGCCGTTGTCGAAACAGGTTGCCATCGAGCATTCACTTACACATGACTTTCCTGCTCCTGAGAAAGTTAAGTCGTTCGTGAAGCGAGAGGTCAACCTCGACCCGCCCAAGAGACCGCGTCTCATACAAGGTTACTCCAATTTAGCTACGCAGGAGTCCTTTGGAAGAGAATTCACGGTGTTCCAGAAAGCTCTAGCTGATGTTGCCCATCGCTATGAGATCTATCCTGGAATAACCATAACGATGGCCTCCGGCATGAATGGTAAAGCGATCGCAGATTGGATGAGTGCCTCGATTGGCGCCTGTTCTAACCGCCCTCATTTTTATGAGCGTGATGGGAAGAACTGGGACGCCACGATGCAACGTTCACATCACTTAGCTAAATTAGCTTATATGCGTCGCTGTAACCCAAAGCTGGCAGACTTCGTTGAATCCTGTTTCAAAGTCCGTGGTAGTATGGCAGGATCGTCTGGGTTTTTTAAGTATAAACTCAACGGTACTGTTAAGTCGGGCCACAACGATACTACCTCTGGGAACTCACTGGTTAACATGCTCATCTGCGCTCAGGCGCTACGAGCTGCCGGTCTCAGAGGACATATCTTAGTGGCTGGCGATGATGCCATAATTGTCATCGATGGTGATTTCGACTGTCAAAAGTTGATCTCCATTGAAGTGCAATTCGGCATAGTACCCAAAGCGCGCAAGCTGTTCGAGGTGTCCGATGTTTCTTTCATTAGTGGACATTGGATCCCGCAGCCGAACGACCGTTTCATTTTCGTGCCTTTTCTTGGCCGATTGCTTTGCAAGTTGTGGTGGACTGTGAGACCACCGCCCGCAAAACAACTCGCAGCCTACCGACACTCCATTGTGTCGGGGATCAAGTCACTTGTTGGGGACATTCCTATTTATAAGGAGTTCCTCAACATCCATGATCACGTAGACGCTAAGACCGTGTATATTCGTAAGTGGCATTATAGCCCTTTCTCTGACCTTTCACAAGTCATTGATCTTGATTATACCACGGAACAAATGTGTCTGCGCTACGGAGTTCCGCGCGCCGAGCTCATCGCCTTCGCTGATTACATTGGCACTCT